GGCTGGAAAGAAGATGTCTGCTATACGTTGAACACCATTGACCGTCCGGCGGTCTGCGCCGGTCTGGACTGTCTTACTCCGTGGGATTGCCAGAGCAAGCGGGTGTACAGCGAAGCCGGTGTGATGCCAACGTTGCCAGCCGGAGAAAACAGCGGCCAGAATCAGGAAGCCGTACTGTGCGCCGGGTTTAAGCTGGGGAACAGCGAACAGGCCCGGAGCATCGGATACGCAGAGGAACAGGCTCCTACGCTGAACGCAGAGTGCGGGGGGAATAAACCGGCGGTTCTGTGCCTGAACGATCAAGGCGGGAATGTGATGGGCGTGAGCCATGATGTTTCCGGGACGCTGAGAGCACAGGAGCATGGGCACCAGCCCTCCATTCTGGATATGAGCCACGCCTGCGACGTGATCCGGGACTGCGGCGAGGTAGCCCCCAGTCTGCAAGCCCGGATGGGAACCGGCGGCAACCAAATCCCACTGACGTACCAAATGCAGGGATTTGGCGATTACCGCGAGGGGGGCGTTGCAAGCAGCTGCAAGCAGAGAGATTTCAAGGACAGCACTGATCTTGTATGTTCCGTAGACTGCCGAAACTTTACAGAGGGCGGGGAAATCAACGGAACCTTGCAGGCAAAGGAAAGCGGAGGCCAAAGCCTGAACCTGAACAATACGGTCCGCCAAAACATGGTTGTTCGCCGTCTGACCCCCTTGGAGTGCGAACGGCTGCAAGGCTTCCCTGACCACTGGACCGACTTGGGCGAGTGGACGGACAGCAGGGGCAAGCGCCACAAGGACGCGGACAGCCCCCGGTATAAGGCACTGGGCAACTCCATCGCCCTGCCGCCGTGGAAATGGCTGTTGAAACGGCTGTGCGGCAACTACGAGCGTGATGCCACAATGGCGAGTTTGTTCGATGGAATAGGCGGGTTCCCTTTGGTTTGGGAGCAACTGAACGGACGCGGTACGTGCCTGTGGGCCAGCGAGATCGAAGAGTTCCCCATCGCCGTGACCAAACGGCGGTTCGGCACGTTAGAGAAACCGGGAGACATGGGGCGCTTTTTGTTCCCGTGCGGAAAGGATGAATTATGAGAGATACAAACCTCGTAAATGCGCTGCGCGAGCACACGGAATGGGCGCGGGCAAATGAGTGGGAAACGCCGATCACGCTGGGTGACGATCTGGCGGAAGCCGCAGACCGGATCGAAGCACAGGCAAAAGAGATTGACGCACTGCGGAACGAACTGTGCCTGAAATGCGGGAACTACACGCTGGCCCATGAGGGGGCCTGCAACGGATGCCGGTGGAGGAGGGAGGAAAGAACATGACGAAGCGTTTTTGTGATCTTTGCGGAAAAGAAATACACAATCTTCAGGAAACTTATAGGGTCTGCGTGGAGAGCAACGCAAGCATCTACGACAGCAACCCGGACATAGTGAATGTCATAGTGGATGTGGGGGAAATATGCCCTGCCTGCGCGAAGCGTATCCACCAGACTGTGCAAGAGCTGAAACAGGAGGGCTGACAATGACACTAACTGAGATGTTTACAATTTGTGATTCGTGCGTATATGCGCCATGTCTTTGTGGGAATGACCCTGAGAACTGCGTGGCGTATGTGAGGAGGACTTCTGACAATGGCTGAATACATTGAGCGCAGCGCGGCGATTGAGGCCGCAAAGCACGCGTGGGCAAAAGGGCTTGAGCCGTCGCAGTATATTGAGGCCCTGCCAGCCGCCGACGTGGCCCCGGTGGTGCATGGGCGGTGGATTTCGTGGGAAAAAGCAGGAAATTTTGTTCCGTCACCAGACAGGCACGAGTGCTCTGTTTGCCACGATGCGGCGCAAGTGCTTGTAAATGGGCTGGAATTGTTGTCGGATTACTGCCCCAATTGCGGGGCGATGATGGACGGGGGGGATTGTGAATGGTAGATAACGTGATGATGAACATTGGTGCAGTGTTTATGATCGTCGGCGGTGCTGTGCTGGTATCAGTTGTTCTCGGCTTGGCGATATATGCCGCTGCGTTGGTTTGGGTATCCGTAAGTAATAAGTTGCGGAGAAGAGCGAAACGTATTACACGATGCAAGGATTGTAAGTACAGAGGAGGGGTCGAAGTGCCTTGCAATGGGGGAAGTGTTGATTATTGCAAAGTCTGGGACTGCACTTTGCGGAATCTGGAAACAACGTTTTGCAGCTATGGTGAACGAAAGGAAAACAACCATGAAAAAGTTTAAGATTTATGCCCTGCTGGCACTGTCGGCGCTTCTGCTGGCCCTGCTGGTAGGCTGCTCCGAGGCAGATAAGGTCAACCACAACATGAGTAAGCAGGCTGATTACTTCGAGTGTGAGCGCCGGGTGACGGTCTACAATGCCCGCACGGACAACGTGATCCTGGAGTGCGAGGGCTATCTGAGCATTTCCAACAACGACACCAATGAGCTGGTGGTCACCGTCAAGACCGGCCCGGACAGCTACAAGAAAAATTACATCTACCTCAACGCCTACACGCTGTACGTGGTGGAGGACATCACGGGCACCCACACAGACCCGTATCATTACCAGATGTATTTCCACACGGAGCTGCTGCCCAATGTGGATGTTAAACCGTGAAAGAGAGGCGTAACGATGGGTAAGACATCCGGGATACAGCGGTACGCCGAGCAATTCGCCCAGGCCAAGGTGGAAGCCGCCCAGCGGCTGATCTCCCAGTACATGATCGACACCATGCAGATGACCCTCCACCAGACGGAAGGCTGGGGCTATGACCGCATCATGCGCGTCACGCATGCGTGGATGGAGACCCAGCGGGAATACAGACCCGCCTTAAACTGCAAGGATCCGGCGGCTGACGTCATGCAGGAGCACATGGATCGTGTTCTGGCGCAGATCATCAACGGGAAGGCGGAGTTGATTCCCTTCCCGGACAGATACAAGGATCTGAAAAAGATCAAATACGGGAGGTAGCTATGCAGAAAGAGGATATATCGCTCCTGCGCATCTATGCCAAGAATGATATGAATTGCGTGAAAACCGCGAAGGAGATGGACATCCACCACAACAGCGTGATCTACCGGCTTGGGAAGATCAAGACGGAAACCGGGCTGGATGCGCGGAAGTTCTGGGATCTGGTGAAGCTGCTGGAAATGGAGGAATCATGAAAATTGGACAGGTGATTCGGGCCAGATTCAAGTCCATACCGTCCCAGCTGGAGCGGCAGCACCCGACGTATGAGCAGATGTATCCGTTCCGGCGCGGAGAGGTAATTTACATCCACCCAAAGGGCCGATTTGTCAGTGTGCGGACAGAAACGGCGGGAGGCCCTGTGGTAGAGAATTTCCGGCTATGTGAGGTGGTTATGTGAGTACCTTCCCGGAACGGCTGCGGAAATTAAGGGAATCTGAGCGGCCTGCTAAAAGCATGAGAGTGAAAGCGGAGCTGATTGGGATCGGGCATGATACGCTACGGAAGTACGAAACCGGGGAAAACGAACCGGCTCTCAGCCAGTTGAAGCTGATAGCAAATCATTACCACGTCAGCTTGGATGAGCTTGCATGGGACGAGGGCGAACGAGAGAGTAAACCTTTATAGTATCGCAAAAAAAATTGGTCTTTGCCCCCAATTCGGGGCAAGCGCAGAAAAATATGTGTCAGAATGAGGGTGCGGGGTTATATCCGTATCCTCATTCTTTCCATCCATCCTTTCTTTCCTCCTGACCCCGGCGGATGCCGGGGGTATGCAGACGTAGCTCAGTAGGCAGAGCACCGCACCAGGAGGTATGCGCAGGTTCAAATCCTGCCGTCTGCACCATGGCGGGGAGCGTTTCGGGTGATGCGTCCTCGCTCCAAGAATATATAAGCTGCGGCCTGTAAAAGCAGCTCATCTCCGGCAACTGGTACTTGCCCTTGATGCCCCGGTGCAATTCCGGTTGGGTATAGGACCCCTCGCACCTCTCAACGATGTGTCCCAGAGGGGACATTTGGACAAACTACGCTGCCGAAGTTCCAGCAGGTCACTGTGATTGCGCACGGTGGCAGCAGTTTTAGACGGCAGTACCGCAGTGGAGGGCAGAAAGGCAATCTGCCGCCCGGAAGCGAGACCGCAAATACTCGCATTGTTGGAGATGCCGGAGCGCCGACCGGCTCACTGCGGAGATATACGGCATAGGTGCCCAGTAATGGGAGACCACAGCGAGTGACGGGGACTTTCCCTGAAGCGCTAAAGCAGGGCAGGACTGCAATGCCGCACCAAAAGCGGAGAGCCGCTGCCGTGGGCAAATGGCATAGCGCCTGCCCGGAAGTGCGGCTATACCGCTCAGAAGTGAGCTGTGGAAAAGACATTGCCACCTGCTGGCAAACTGTGTAACCCATGTTTGAGAGCTTCCAGAAGGCCGCATGGGAGGGGAAAGACTGTTACTGTAGCCAAGGGGTGGGGGCTGGTGACAAAACAGGAGGAAAGCATGGAAATCACAAAACGGCGGCTTGCGGATATTGTGCCGTATGCCGGCAACGCAAAAAAGCACGATAAACGGCAAATCAACAATGTTGCGGAGAGCATCAAGCAATACGGCTTTGTGCAGCCGATTGTGATTGACCGTGATGGAGTTATCGTCATTGGGCATTGCAGAGCGTTGGCTGCTCAGAAGCTGGGCATGGAAGAAGTGCCCTGTGTCTGCGTGGATGATCTGACACCGGAGCAGGTGAACGCCCTGCGGCTGGTGGATAATAAAAGCAACGAGAGCGACTGGGACTTTGACCTCCTGGCTGACGAGCTGCCTGGGCTGGATTTGTCGGCGTTTGATTTTGACTGGGATTTCCGAGATACCGACGAAACGGAACTTACTAACGAAGAACGTGAACAGGAATTTAGAGAACGAATGGAGCGCGGGGAACTTTCGGACGATGACGAAGAATATCAAGAGTTTCTGAAAAAGTTTGAAGCGAAGAAAACAACGGACGATTGCTACACGCCAGATAACATCTACGACGCAGTAAGAGATTGGGCGGCTGAGAAGTACGAAATTGGCAATGCCGCGATTGTGCGCCCGTTTTATCCGGGCGGAGATTATAAAAGCGAGAAATACCCTTCCGGGTGTGTTGTGATAGACAATCCACCTTTTTCCATTATTTCAGAAATCTGCGAGTGGTACACAAGCAAGAGAATCAACTTTTTTCTGTTTGCTCCGACGCTTACGCTCCTCGGAATTATGCGAGGCTCGGCAAACTATGTGGCGTGCGGGTGCGGAGTTGTGTATGAAAACGGCGCGTCTGTCAATACGTCGTTTGTTACCAACATGGGGGGCAATAAGATTGTCGCTGCTGCTGATTTAAGAGAAATACTGGATGACGAGAACAAAAAGAATCTCAAAAAGTTGCACAGAGAACTGCCGAAATACTCATATCCAGACGAGGTTTTGACAGCAACGATGCTGTGTTATATGGCAGCTCACGGCGTAAGCCTTGAAATTAGCGAAAGAGATGCACATTTTATCCGCGCACTTGACTCACAGAAAGCGTCGGGGAAAGGCTTGTTCGGCTCCGGCTTTTTGCTATCGGAAAAGGCTGCTGCGGAAAAGGCTGCTGCGGAAAAGGCTGCTGCGGAAAAGGTCAACACGGATATTTGGAAGTTGTCGGAGCGGGAATGGGCAATCGTTCGAAGCTTGGGAAATGACGATAGATGAAGCACAGGCGATTATTGCCAAAACAGACAGCCCGTATTTGAAGCGGGACATGGAGAAGTTTATTAAACGCCAGCAGAGAAAGGAGGGCGCGTATGGCAAGGCCAAGAAAGGAAATAGACCAGAAGCAGTTCGAGAACCTCTGCGGCCTGCAATGCACGCTTGAGGAAATCTGCGGTTGGTTTGATGTGACTGATAAAACACTGGATGGTTGGTGTAAACGCACCTATCATGCCAGTTTCTCCGAGGTATTTAAGCAAAAGCGCGGTGCGGGGAAAATTTCACTGCGTCGGAGCCAGTGGCGATTGGCCGAAAAGAATGCTACAATGGCGATCTTCCTCGGCAAACAGTTTTTGGGGCAGCGCGACAGCGTGGACGTGGCGGTGACGGACGCGAAGGGCATTGCATTGGACGAGTTGGAGAAGATGGTGATGCAGAATGACGCGGATACAAGCGGCGGAACTGCTGATACATAATCCCATTGCGTTCGGCCATGCCGTTGGGTTTGATAAGCTGGGCGCGCTGCACAACGCATGGATACAGGATATGGTGCGCGGGCGTGAGGACAAAACCTTGCAGGCGCACCGTGGCAGCTATAAGACAACGTGCGTTTCGATTGCGCTGGCGGAGATCATCGTCCTTCTGCCGAATCTCAAAACGCTGTTTATGCGGAAAACGGATGCGGACGTGAAAGAGGTTGTGCGGCAGGTGCGGAATCTGCTGCTATCGCCATACATGGAGGCGCTGTGCGAGAAGATCCACGGGAAACCGTTGATCCTGACAACGGTATCCGCGACGGAGATTTCCACGAATCTGGCAGCGGACAACAAGGGCACGAGCCAGCTTGTGGCGTGTGGCGTGAACGGGTCATTGACCGGCAAGCATTTCGACCGCATATTCACGGACGATATTGTAAACGTGCAGGATCGCATTTCCCGCGCAGAGCGAGACCATACAAAAACGATCTATCAGGAGTTGCAGAACATCCGCAATCGTGGCGGGCGCATTTTTAACACCGGAACGCCCTGGCACAAGGAAGACGCGTTTTCCATGATGCCGAATATCGAAAAGTACGATTGCTATTCAACTGGGTTGATCTCCGGGGATGAGTTGCAAACCATTAAATCGTCTATGACGTCATCCCTGTTTGCAGCAAACTACGAGCTGCGGCACATTGCCAGTGATGATGTGATCTTTGACACGCCGCAAATGGGCGCGGAGCCTTGCCTTGCAGAGCAGGGCATTTGCCATATCGACGCGGCATACGGCGGCGATGACTACACGGCGTTTACGGTCGCCCGGAAGAAGGGAACGACATATTACCTCTATGGGCGGCTTTGGCACAAGCATGTGGACGATTGCATGGATGAGATCATCCGGCTTCGGAAGTCTTTCAATGCTGGGGTGATTTACTGCGAGACCAACGCCGACAAGGGCTATCTGGCAAAGGCGTTGCGCGCGAAGGGGGAACGGGCCGTTACCTATCACGAAAGCATGAACAAATCCCTTAAAATCACAAGCTATCTCAAGGCGGAATGGCGCAATGTGGTTTTTGTGGCCGGGACGGATGATGCGTATATCGACCAGATTTGCGATTACAACGAGAACGTGGAGCATGATGACGCGCCGGACAGCGCGGCCAGCATCGTAAAGCGGTTGTGGAACAAACGCGACAGCTCTGATTATGTTTCCATTCTGAGACAAGGGGTGAGCGGAGATTAAGACATATAATGACCTTGTGGCGGTGGGCGAGGACGAAAAGGCGCGGATGGAGTTTATCCGCAGCGCGATCAACGAGCACCGTGAATCCCACGCATATAAGACGGCGGCGGATGCTGAGGAATATTACAACGGGCTGAATCCGACAATCAACCGCTATGAAAAGATCATCTATGATATGCAGGGCCGCGCCCACGCGGATATGTGGACGGCAAACCACAAGCTGGCCAGCCGATTCTTCGGTCTGGCGGTGGATCAGGAGGTATCGTATCTTCTGGGCAACGGCGTGACCTTCGCGGAGAAGGAAACACCAAACAAGCTATGCCCGGACTTTGACCAGGAAGTCATGGATGCGGCGCGTGAGGCGAAAATCGCAGGCGTGTCTTTCGGCTTCTGGGATCTGACGCATTTGCGGGTGTTCTCCTTGCTTGAGTTTGTCCCTCTCTACGATGAGGAAGACGGTGCAATGAAAGCTGGTATCCGGTTCTGGCAGGTGGCACAGGATAAGCCGTTGAGAGCGACGCTGTATGAGATTGACGGCTTTACCGAGTATTTCCAGCCCAGCGGCGAAAATATGGACGTCATGCAGCCGAAGCGCAGTTATAAGCTGATCGAGCGCAAGGCCGAAGTTGGCGAAACCGAAATCTATGACGGTGGGAATTATCCGAGTTTCCCCATCGTGCCGCTGAAAAACAACAAGCGGTGCCTATCCGAGATTGTCGGCAAGCGCAATACCATTGACGCGCTGGATTTGGCGTCCTCCAACATGGTAAACAACGTGGACGAGGGCAATCTGATCTATTGGGTGATTTCCAATTGTGAGGGCATGACGGATCTGGACGATGCAAAGTTTGTTGAACGGCTGAAAACCACCCATGTAGCCCACGCCAACGGCGATGATGGCGCAAAGGTGGAAAGTAAGACCATCGAGGCTCCCTATGAGGGCACCAGCAGCACCATTGATATGCTCAAGAAAAAGCTGTACGAAGATTTCCAGTGCTTTGACGCGGCGGCGGTATCCGCAGGGAACCAGACGGCGACCGCGATCAAGGCCAGCTATGTGCCGTTGGATTTGAAGACGGACAAGTTTGAATCCGAGGTAACGCGGTTTATTGTTGAGATTCTGCGTTTGGCAGGCATTGAGGACCAGCCGAGTTACACGCGCAACCAGATTATCAACAAGAGCGAGGAAACACAGAACATCCTTCTGGGCGCGGCGTATTACGATGACGAATACATCACAAAGAAGCTGCTGACCATCAACGGCGACATTGACCAGTACGAGGACATGGCAAAGCGGAAGGCGGCAGAAGAACTTGACCGGAGCATTGAAGATCCGGACGCGCCGGGGGTGAGCGGCGATGGCGACCAGTGATCTTGGGCATCAACTGACCGACAAGGAACTTGCGAAGTTGGAACGGCGCATTGCGAAGCTGTACCGTGAGGCTGGGAAAGAGCTGCAAGCTACCATCGACGCGTATTTTGAGCAATTCAAAAAACGCGACGAGGAAATGAAAGCTCTGATCGGCACCGTGCAGAACGGTAAGGAATGGACAGAGGCCGACTATAAGCACTGGCGGCTGAACCAGATCGGGCGCGGAGAACGCTATCAAGCTATGCGGGACAAGGTGGCACACCGTGTCACCGATGCAAACGCCGTGGCGGTGTCTTACACCAATGACGCAACACCCGGTATTTACTCTCTCAACCGCAACTATGCGGCGTATACCATCGAGAGCGTGGCTGGGGACGTTGGCTTTGACCTGTGGGACGAGCAGACGGTAAAACGCCTGATCGTGGAGCAGCCTGGGTTGATGCCGTATTACCCGAAGGACAGGGCGCTGAAACGCGGCATCGATCTCGCGTATGGGAAAAAGCAAATTACGGCAAGCGTCACAAGCTCCATCTTGCAGGGGAAAAGCATCAAGCACATGGCGGACGACCTGCAAAAGCGCATTACCACTATGAGCCGCGATTCCGCCATCCGCACCGCCAGAACCGCCGTGACCGGCGCGCAGAACGCCGGACGCATGGATAGCTATGCGGCAGCGGAGAAGATGGGCATTAAGCTCAAGAAACAGTGGCTTGCGACGCTGGACAATCGCACGCGACACGCTCATGCCATGCTGGACGGTCAAACGGTGGGCATTGATAAGCCGTTCAAAGTCGATGGCTATGACATCATGTTCCCTGGTGATACTTCTGCACCCGGCTATCTCGTGTATAACTGTCGCTGCACGACGACTGCGGTAGTAGATGGCGTAGATACCTCATCGGCGCAGAGACGCGCCAGAAACGCCGCTACGGGCGAAACAGAGGTTATTTCTGACATGACCTATGCGGAGTGGGCGGGGTGGAAAAAAGACACAGCGCAAGTTGTAAATGCGGGAAAATCTGCTATAATTAAAGAAAAAACAGAGCCTGCGGAGTATAGGCAGTTTGACACGGGCGATGCGGCAAATGACTTTTTCTATTACGATGGGGAAGAAAGAGGACTGCTCGCAAAGAAAAGAAGCAAGCACGCACAATGGCAAAAATCTTTGTCAGAGGCCGAAGATTATGCTATTGGAGACTATACCGGCGGCGGTTACTACGACATAAACGCATATTTGCGAAAAACGGGTGATTGGGAGAACATCAATAGCGCATTTGTCGAACAGCAAATCAAAGGTTTGGATAGCGCTATAAGTAGATATGAGCTAAAAGAGAATATTCGCGTTCAGCGCGGTGTAATGAATGATGTTCTTGACAGGCTTGTAGAAGACAACGATGTGAAAGAGAGCTTGAGTGAGCTTGTAGGCAAAAAATTCCGAGAAAGCGCATATTCAAGCACAACTGTTGTTCAAGGAAATGGCGTTGCTACTGCAAAGCCGACGATATTTGACATTGAAATCCCGGCTGGCGTAGGACGCGGGGCGTATGTCAATCAGTTGGCTGGGCAATTCCAAGACACAGAATATGAGTTTTTGTTAAAACGCGGGGCAACATTTACAATCAAAGAAGTCCGCGAAGAAGAAATTATGGGAGAGTACCGCTATTACATAAAAATGGTGATGGACGATGGGTAATATTAGAGAATGGCGAGAAAGAATTAGAGCACAAGAAGAAAATAAACTGGGAGCAGTGTATGCCGCTTGCGAAAAGCAAGGATGTAGCCGCGATTTTGTAAAGGCATTTATCACAAGAGCGGAATTGTGGCCGATGAAACAAACGTTATCTTTCGTGGAATACAAGCGCCATGTGGAAGATTGGGAAATTCTTCTCAGAGTTTTAATTGAGCAAAATCCGATATCGGGAAAGCTCGATGAATGGGAAAGATGTTTAAAGGTACTGAAAAATGAACGTTGATATCCAAGACCACAGTGCGGAGGTTTCCGATGCGATCAAGGCGGCGCTGCTGCGCGGGCTTGAAAAGTGCGGGCTGGTGGCAGAGGGATATGCGAAAAAGCTGTGCCCCGTTGACACCGGCAATCTGCGAAACAGCATCACCCATGTGGTAGACGAAGGTGGTGATGCGGTTTACATAGGCACCAACAGCGAGTATGGGGCCTATGTGATACACAAGCGGAACTTGGCACAGGAAAGTATTATCCGGGTGGCAGGCCGAATCCTTGGGTATATCAAGATGCAAAGGGACAATTTCACCTTACGCATGGGCAACGTGCCCAACCATACCTAAAGCCATCTGCAGCGGACCATTTGAGCCAGTACAAACAAATCATAGAATCTGAGTTAAAACGTTGACTTTTCTGCCCGAATATGGTACAATATATTCGAGGTGGGAACGATGAAAAACAACAAAAACATCAAGGATTTAACTGGGCAGAGATTTGGCAGATTGGTTGTAGTCGGTCTGCATCCAACGGAAACGCGAAAAACCTATTGGGTCTGTCAGTGTGACTGTGGAAATGTGAAAATTGTTCGTTCTGATAGCCTGCAATGCGGCGCAATTCGCTCTTGTGGTTGCTTGAAAAAGGAACAGGATAAGAAAAACCTTATCTTGGGCGATGGGCGCAGGAAGTTTGCAGAGACCGGATTTAAGGTTGGGGGAACAAGGATTTACAACATCTGGCAAAACATGAAAGCAAGGTGTTATAATGAACATGATGCACGATACGACAGATACGGCGGACGTGGCATAAAGGTATGCGAGGAATGGCGTTCTGATTTTATTGCGTTCCATGATTGGGCCATGTCCCACGGATATCAGGATGATTTGACCATTGACCGCATTGACAACGATGGTGACTATTGCCCTGACAATTGCCGGTGGTCCACGGTTAAAGAACAGTGCAATAACCGGAGTACAAACGTCAATATCAAAATCGGGAACGCTACAAAGACCCTTACGGAGTGGTGTGAGATATTCCAACTCGACCCTATAAAGATACATTCTCGATACAAATTGCATGAGTTTATCAGCATAGATGATTTATTCAACCCGTAGGCAACTGGCACATGATCCACGGTAATAAACCGCAGCCGTTTCTGAAACCTGCTGCCGCCGATCATGCCGCACAGTATCGGGACATTTTGGAAAGCGAGCTAAAAAATGGATAACGAGACCATCAAGGCCATCGAGGCCATTATACGGCGCGGCAATGACGCGGAGATCCGGCGCAAGGGCGACGGGTATATCGTGTTAGAGGTAAAAAAGACAATCAAATATTCAACTTCCGCGTAATAGGGCGCGGAAAAGGGCAATAGGAGCCAGCTACCGAGTTTTTCTCGGTGGTTGGCTCTTTTGTTTTAGGTAAAACCCGCGAGGTACAGCGGTTTTTATACAACGTTCGCCCCCGAAGAATTGGGGCCAAGGAAAAGGAGAACGAATAACATGGCGAAATTTACGAGAGCGGAAATTAGAAATATTCTCGGCGAAGCTTGCACCGAAGAGATCGAAAATCGCTTGGTTGCGCTGCATCTGGGCGTGGTTGACCCCCTCAAGGACGATCTCACGAAGTACAAGGCGGACGCGGAGAAGCTGCCCAGCGTCCAGAAGGAATTGGACGACCTCAAGGCAGCGGGTGACGGCGGCTATAAGGAAAAGTACGAGAAGGAACACTCGGCCTTTGAAACTTACAAATCCGACGTCACGGCAAAGGAAAGCAAGGCGGCAAAGGAAAAGGCCGTGCGCGCTTACTTTGAGAGCAAAAACATCACCGGCGCAAATTTGGACCTTGCCATGCGTGGCTGCGGCGAAGAAATGGCCGCATTGGAGCTGGACGGCGAGAAGATCAAGGACACTAAGAGCCTTGATGCACTCGTAAACGGCACCTACAAGGGGCTTGTCTCCACCACGCAGACGCACGGTGCGAATCCTGCCAATCCCCCGGCGAACACCGGTGGCGCGAAGACCCGCGAGGACATCTATAAGAAGGACGATAAGGGCCGCTATGTGATGTCTACGGCGGAGCGCCAGAAAGCGCTTGCCGATCTGATGGCAAGCGAAAACAACTGATTTTTTGAAAGGAGCTATTTATGGCTGCGAAAACTAACGTAACAACTTCTGCCCAGTTTACCACTTCTGCCCGTGAGGTGGATTTCGTGTCCCGCTTCGCTGATAACTGGGACGCACTGCGCAACATCATGGGCATTATGCGTCCCATCCGCAAGGCCCCCGGCACGAAGCTGGTTTCCTACAAGGCCAGCGTGGACGGCGGTCTCAAGGGCGGCACTGTGGCTGAGGGTGACGAGATCCCCTTCACCAAGATGAAGGTGGAGCCTGTTGCCTACGGCGACATCGACATTTCCAAGTATGCCAAGAGCGTGACGATCGAGAGCGTGGCAAAGTACGGCGCTGACGTTGCCGTGGAGAAGACCGATGAGGCTTTCCTCGTGGCCCTGCAGAACAAGGTCCTGACCGACTTCTATACCTTCCTCGGTACCGGCACTTTGAAGGTGACCGAGAAGACGTGGCAGCGCGCTTTGGCCATGGCTAAGGGCAAGGTGCTGGACAAGTTTGCCGGTCTGGATAAGGACGTGACCGAGGTGGTGGGCTTCGCCAACATCATCGACGCTTACGATTACCTGGGCGACAAGGAGATCACCGTGCAGACCATGTTCGGCATCAACTACGTGGAGAACTTCATGGGCTACCGCACTCTGTTCCTGCTGCCTGAGAAGTACATTGCCTCCAAGAAGGTGATCGCTCTGCCCGTGGAGAACATCGACCTGTACTATGTGGACCCCAGCGACAGCGACTTTGCCAAGCTGGGCCTGAACTACACCGTGAAGGGCGAGACCAACCTGATCGGAGTTCACGTCGACGGCGATTACAGCCGCGCCACCGGCGATATGTACGCCATCATGGGCATGAAGCTGTGGGCTGAGTATCTGGACGGCATTGCCGTGGCTACCGTTGCTGCGGCTGCTGCGGGCTAAATAAGGGGGCGGCGTGATGCTTGAACAGGTCTTACGGCATTTGAACAACTGGTTCCTTGTGGACATTCACGAGGGCACGTTCACCGTGGAGAACGGCAGCATTGCGCTGCCCTTTCTCCTGACCAATCAATATTTCCGCATCTGCGGCTCTGTGTTTAATGACGGTCTGCATCAATATCCGGCGGCTGACCTGACGGATGAAACCTTTACCGGGACGGTGTGGGCGCTGGCGGTGTCAAAGGCTGTGGTTGTGCTTGCCGAAGATATCGCCGCGTGGGAAGAAAAGAACGGTGAAGCCGTTTTAAGCCCATACACGAGCGAAAGCTTCGGCGGGTACAGTTACACCAAGGCGAGCGTCGGGAATGCCGACACGAGCGCTGGGACGGGCTGGCAGGGCGCTTTTAAAAGCCGGTTAAATGACTGGCGCAAGCTCAAGGGGGTGGAACCGTGAGTTTACTGGACGATTTTGCCCACAAGTGCATTTTGATGGAGAAAAAGCGCACGCCTGATGGCGCGGGCGGCTACATCACCGCGTGGGAAGAGGGAGCGGAGTTCCTCAATTACCAGTCTCTTGACACATCGATGGAGGCGCGAAAAGCGGAAAAGGACGGCGTTACCTCGGTATATTCCGCACTGGTCAATCAGAGCGTTCCCATCGAGTACAACGATTATTTCCGCGATACGGAAACGGGGATTACCTATCGCGTGACCTCAAATCCCGAGGAAAAGGCCGCGCCGAGGTCTGCGGGCGCAATCATTAAGGCTCTGAAATTCTTCACCGCGGAGCGAAAGGAGCTGCCGAAATGACAAAGGATAAGGCGCTCCATGCGTGGCTTTCTCAATTCCTCACAGCGTATCCGACTTCCAACGTGTCGGAGGACGCGGTTTTCCCGTGGCTGACCTATGAGCTTATCACAGGGTCATGGGAAAGCGGAGAAATTGCTCTGACAGTGAATCTCTGGTATTACACGGAAAGCGAGGCAATCCCCAACGCCAAGGCACAGGAAATCTCTGACGCCATCGGCATGGGCGGCGCGTTCGTGCCATATGACGGAGGGGCAATGTGGATCAAGCGCGGCTCCCCGTGGTGCCAGAACATCGCGGACGAAAGCAATAAAAACATCAAGCGGCGGTATCTCAACATCACTGTGGAATACCTGTCGCAAAACTGATGAAAGGACGACGATATGAAATTTACAAAAATCCCTTCCGACGCATTTCAGAAATTACAGATCAACGCCGGTATTCTGACCACCGATTTTACCCCGGCCACCGGAGCCATCGGAGAGGCGGGACAGATCGGCGCGACTACCGGCGGCGTAAATTTTACCGCAACGCCCAGCTTTTCCGATTTTGGCGAAGACATTGACAACTGCCCGAAGAACATGAAGGAGCTGAAACGGCTGGATTCTTGGGAGGCGAAGATGACGGGTACGTTCATCAACGCAGACACCAAGATCGCAAAGAGCCTTTGCGGTGCTGCTGATGTGAGTACCAGCGATGGGAAGGTAACGCCTCGGAACGATCTGTCGGACGCTGACTTTTCCGATATCTGGCTGGTGGGCGACTACTCCGACAAGAACGGCGATAAAAATGGCGGCTTCATCGCCATCCACCTGATGAATGCACTGTCCACCGGCGGCTTCCAGCTGCAGACCAGCGACAAGGCAAAGGGGCAGTTTGCATTTGAGTATACCGCCCACTACTCCATGGCGGCACAGGACATGGTCCCCTTTGAGATCTACATCAAGGCCGGTACGGCGGAGGGCTGATATGAAACTTTCCAACATTCATGGCGAGCGGGTGTTTGATGTTATCGCAGATATCATTGACCCCATTGCCAACATTGCAGAGGACGAAAAGGCATCCGCCATGTTTCGGCGTGAAAAGATCCCAGAGGGAATGACGGCGAAGGAGTTTGCAATGCAGCGGGCGCGTAAAGCGCTCCCTGCACTGCTCAAGGGCCACAAGGGCGACATCATCGCTATCCTTGCCTCTATTGAGGGCGTGAGCGCAGATGCCTACAAAGGAACGTTGAATCTCGCAAAACTAATGCGGGACGCAACAGAACTTTTGACAGATGAGGCGTTTGGAGAGCTTTTTATCTCGGCGCAGAGCGAGAGAACCTCTGGCTCTGCGCAGGGGAATACCGGGGACCGCAAAAAGTAAGAGCGTTTACAAGATATTGCTGGGCGCGTCTGGCTGAGCGAACAAAGGACGAGACGTTCCGGGTATATGTGACGGATGCGCTAAAGATCGCGGCGGAAAATACGGCGCGGTATGTCGGAGGCAGCTACATGAAGGGCAGGTATGCAGATGCCGTCATACCGGAGAAGCGGGATAAACGGTCTTGTGCGGAGATTACGGCGGATGTGGTTTCCCGGTGCGGATTGACGGTAAAACACGCCTCCCTGGGTGGGGAGGCGTGAGAGGCGGTTATTTGAGGACGTATTCAGAAATCATTCTGCCGATCTCGCCAATGTCTGTCTGACCCTTAAATTCAAATTTAGCCACAAAGCCATTGGAGAAGGTCAGGACCAATTCACTGTCCGGGATCAGCTCGGCAAAGCCTGGGGTCTGGATGCTGAAAAACTGAATTTTGGAATAGGGCATAGAACTGAATGATTTCCGTTTTCCGGTGATGCCCTGCACGTCTACGGAAATGATGCGCTTGTTGGTAAAAATCAGTTGGTCACGAACCGTTTTGAAAGCGCAGGCGACGCTCTCGCCCTCAATCAGAAGACCGTTGATCTCATCGCGTACCTCGGAGACATTGATGGGCTTTAAGTCCCATGCGGAATTGTTGTTAAAGTTAATCATGGCAAAACCCTCCCTCTATGAAAGTATACGCCTTATTTATCAAAATGTCACGGGCGATTTCTTAAAAATCACCAAGAAAGTGTGGTGAAAGCGTGAATTTATTAGACCTTTTTGTAAAAATCAGCGTAGATGACAGCGGCGTTGACAGCGGCTTTTCAGAAGCAGGCAAAAAGGCAGATGCACTGGCAAGCAAACTAAAAGGCGGGCTTGCAACGGCGGCGAAGGCTGGTGCAGCTGCTTTAACGGCGGCTGCAACCGGCATCTCCATATTGACAAAAAAATCCATTGACGGATACGCAGAATACGAGCAGCTTGTCGGAGGAGTAGAGACGCTGTTTAAAAACTCTGCCGATCAAGTCATAGAATACGCAAACCGCGCGTATGAAACCGCAGGACTTTCCGCTAATGAGTATATGGACACAGTTACGTCATTTTCGGCGTCGCTGCTGCAGGGCCTTGGCGGTGACACAGAAAAGGCGGCGGAGGTAGCAAACCAGGCTGTCATTGACATGGCGGATAACGCGAACAAGATGGGCACAAGTATGGAGATGATCCAGAACGCCTATCAAGGTTTCGCAAAGCAAAACTATACCATGCTGGATAACCTCAAACTCGGTTATGGTGGCACGGCGACAGAAATGGCGCGGCTCATCAACGATTCAGGGGTGTTGGGCGATACCGTCGAGGTCACAGCGGACACAGTCAATAGCGTTTCTTTCGACAAGATGATTGAAGCAATCCATGTGATCCAAGATCAAATGGGGATCACCGGGACAACGGCGGAGGAATCGGCAAGCACTATCGAAGGCAGCGTTAACATGATGAAATCCGCTTGGTCAAATCTTGTAACCGGGATTGCTGATGATAACGCAGACCTTGACCAGCTGATTGAAAACTTCACCTATTCTGTCAGCAAGGCAGCAGAAAACATTATCCCGCGCGTTGAGAAGATCCTTACTGGATTTGGCGATTTGATCGTCAAGCTTGCACCGGTCATAACAGCTCAGTTGCCCAGTTTTGTGAGCACTGTTCTTCCGCCTCTTGTTGCGGCTGCAACAGAACTTATAAATGGACTTATTGCGGCTCTACCAAGCATTGTGCAATCGTTGATTGATGTTGTACCAACAATTATCCAGTCTTTTGTGGATATAGCACCGACATTCCTCGAAGCTCTCTTGCAAATCACGGCTCAAGTGATTCAGGGCGTGGCCGAAAAACTGCCAGAAATAATGGCCGCTTTTGCAAGTGCGATTCCCGCCTTAGTTGAGATTTTAACATCTCCAGACAACCTTGTTGCTCTTGTCGAAGCCAGCACGATGTTCATTGTTGCGCTTGTTGAGGGCCTGGTCGATAACCTACCGACGCTCTTAGACGAGGCTCCAAAGATCATTAAAAACCTTGCATCCGCGTTTATCCAGTCCATAGGCTATATCGGCGAAGCCGCCATCGAAATCGGAATAGCCCTTGTCAAAGGAATCTGGGAAGGCATCAAGAGAATGGGCGATTGGCTAACAGGCATGGTAAAGGGCTTTTTTGACGGCATTGTGGATGGCGTAAAAGGCGTTCTCGGTATTCACTCACCGTCCCACGTCTTCGCCGGGATCGGCGAGAACATGGCGCTTGGCTTGGGCGAGGGCTGGGATAACGAATACGGCAATATCAAGCGCAGCATTGCATCTGGCATGGACTTTGGAACGGCATCAGTCGATTTTGGAGCCTCCGGCGTCGCGGCGATCGGCAACTCTATTGCGTCCGGTGTTGGTGCATTGGCGACCGGCGGTGTGGGAAGTATTGTAATCAATTTGACAACCGAACTTGACGGCGCGGTATTGGCGCGAAAAATGGTGCCGTACAACGCAGCGGAGACATTAAGGAGCGGCGCATGAGTAAAACGATCAAGATCAACGGTATTGATTTTACATCCTACTTTACGCCGGTCGGCTACAAGGTGGGACACAAAAAAATCAAAGGGCCAAACGAGGGGTATATGCTGGACGGCAGTTTTACGGAGGATGTGCTTGCAATCAAGGCAATTATTACCTGCACATGTATGCCTCTAACGGAAACACAGCTGAACACGTTACTCGAGCAACTGTACAGTGGAAATCTGAGCGTATATTTTTTCGACACCCAAAGCGGAGGTTATCGCACTGCAAACATGATGTGCGATCCTCCGGAGGGCGTCGACAGAGGAACAGGAACGAATGCCACAGAATATTGGACTGGCATGGTGCTTGCGTTTACGGAGAAATGATATGAAGATCACCTACAAAAATTGGATGTTTGATTCTTCCCGAACGGAAAGCGCTGCGCCCACACAAGAGCAGTCATTAAGCTGTGAGGGTATTTCTGCCGATACACTGACAGTTATTGTGCGATGCGACGATCCTTCGATTATGGCGTTTCAGAAAAATGACGCTATCCGCTTCTGGAAAAACGATTCTGACGCGTCAATGCAGACGTATTATTTGAGGTCGATTGAGCGGACAGGTGCGACCGCGTACAAAATTGTAGCGTGGTCTGCGGTCGGTCTATTGGCAACGATCCCGCATAAAGGCGGCATTTATACAGGGCAAACCGTTTCTGAGGTAATTTCCGATATTTGCGGTGCGGTTCCGGTTGTGGTCAAGAGCGTTTTTGCAAACGTTAAACTATACGGCTGGCTCCCGTATTGCCAGCCGAAAACAAACGGGCAAGGCAAAAGCGCAAGGGACAACCTGGCGCAAGTGCTTTTTGCAATTGGCGCATATTTGACAACCGACCTAAACGGCGTTTTGCACATTGATTCCCTGTGGGACGGAACGGCGTCTGTGATTCAAGGCAACAGAATGTATTTGAGCGGTGGAAAGGTTGGGTATAGCGACCCCATCTCTGCCGTGACGGTAACAGAGCATCAATACGTTGCGGGAACGGAGGTAAAGGAGCTATTCTCCGGCACGGCGCAGAATGGCGATATCATCACATTCTCCGAACCGATGCACTCCCTCTCTGCGACTGGCTTCACAATCTTGGAAAGCGGTGCGAACTACGCCAAGATCTCCGCTGGCGCTGGCGCACTGACTGGCAAGGCGTATATCCACAACACCCGCCTAATCACGCAGCCTGTGACGGCTGGCGCTGTGGAAAACATCAAATCAGTTACAGATGCCACACTGGTATCTCTGGTGAATTCCTACGCCGTGGCGAAGCGCCTTGCGGACTATTACCGATGCCGCGAAACTATCACCAATGACATTGTGAGTGGACATGAGAAACCGGGCCACGTGGTAAGCGTGTATCACCCTTACGATAAGAAGATGGTTTCTGCGTGTATCCAGTCCCTCGACACCACCATGAGCGCGACACTTAAAAGCAGCATGGATGCATTGGTCGGCTTCACCCCGGCGCAGCCGGAATCTGCGGAGTATCTGGACGAGCGGGTAGTCCTCACCGGCTCCGGCGAGTTCCAGATCC